GTGTCTTTGCCGGTGTCGGTAAGCGATTTGAAATCCTTGGTCAGCGCATCGACGTTCAAGCCCAGATTGCCGAGCGTCTTGACGATCGCGCCGCCGGCGTCCTCCGGCAGCATGTTGCGGATTGCAGTGCCGATCTTTTCGAGGCCTTCCACGAACGCCGGCAGGTTGCCGGTCGCCCACAGGATGATCGCGCCGAACGCCGCGACCTTGGCGATCGTCAAGGTCTTCGCGGCATTCAATGCCACCGCGGCGATGCCGGCCGCCGCAATCGCGCGCGCCAGGCCCAGGAAACTGGTGGCAATGCTGACGATCGCCGACACCAGTTGCGCGCCCACTAGGATTGCGAGCGCAGTGCCGAGCACCCGAATATTGTCGATCACGAATTGGATGGCGCGCGTGAGCCCTTCGGTCGCCCTCCTAACGAGTTCGTTGTCCTTCGCCCATTCCACCATCTGCGCCGAGATTTTCTCCAACGCCGGCAGGAAAATGCTGGTCACCTGGATCGCTACGCCGCCGACGATCGAGCCAAGGCGTTTCATGTTGTCGTTGAAGCCTTCGGCGGCCTTGGCCGCCTGCGTGCTCATGACTTGACCGAAGGTCTGCGCCTCGGCGGTCATTTGCGAAAAGCCGGCCGCGCCCTGATTGAGTAGCGGAATCATCTGCGCGCCGGCGCGCCCGAACAACGCCACCGCAATCGCGGTCTTGGTCGCGCCGTCCTGCATCGACGCGAATTGATCGGCGATCCGCTTGAAGGCCTCTTCCGGTGCCAGCTTGCCGAATTCCTGCAGGTTGAAACCGAGTGCCTGCAGCGCAGCCGTCGCCGGCGTGATCTGCCCGGTCGCGGCCGCGTTCATGTTCTTCGCCAGGATGACGAAGGATTTCGACAGCTGCTCGAAACTCACATCCGCCAGGTCGGCGGCGTAGGTCAGCACCGACAGCTTTTCGACCGGCACGCCCAGGCGCTGCGAAGCCTTGAATAGCTCGTCACCCGTCTTGATCGCTCCCGTCGCCAGGCTGATGAATGATTTCGCCAGACCCTCGACCGCCTTCTGCAGCTGGATGCCGCCGGCGACCGCCGCCATCTGCTTGGCGAAGCCGCCCATCGTATTCGTGGCACTCTTGACGCCTTCCTCGAATTTGGCGGTGTCGAGCCCGAGAACAACGCGCAGTGCGCCGATGGTTGCGTTTTCAGCCATCTATGCCGAGCCTCTTGTTGCGAGCATTGGCCCACGACTGCATGATCGCCGCCTGCTCTTGCCACGTCTGCTCGCGCGGCCGCTTCTTAGCCATCAAGCTTTTGAGCGACGGCATTTTCTTCGCTCGATGGAATGCGGCGATATGCCAGGCGATCCAGGCTTGCCGGTTGTGCTCGATGCGCTGCGCTTCGTTCTTGCCGCGCATCGCAGCGGTGATCGTTCGGATGGTCTGATCCCAAAATGAATCGGGATCGAACCCGAGCGTCACCCAGTTGGCAAGTTGTTCGTCCCAATCCCATTGCCAGATTCCTTCGGAGGGTTTGCCGATCCCTGTCCTCCGGTCGCTATCGGCTGCATGAGCTTGATGCCTTCGCCGATCGTCGTGCTGATGTAGTCGAGGCCTGCCGCGTCGATCAGGTCCGACACCATCTGCTCGCTCATGCCAGGATGGTGGCGCAGCAATCCGGCGTGCAGCACCGCCAGCACTTCATCGATGCCCCACTCGCCGGCCGCCGCGCGTTCGAAGATTTTCGGGAATGGCGTCTTGAGCCGACGCTCGAGCGCCGCCAGGCCGTACGTTCCCAGCACGAATGTGAAGCGCTGCCCGCCGATGTCGAGGGGAACCTCGCCCTTGATTGGATTCGCCATGTTGCCTCCTTTTATGTTGTGCCGACCGTGACGCCGCCGGTGACTTTGAGCGTGACCGTCGCGGTCATCGCGTCATCGAACGGCACGGTTGGCTCATAGCCGGTGACTTCGCCGTCGAAGGTCCACGTCACGCCATTCGGAAACGAAATCCGGCACGAGCGCCGCCGGCTTTGTCCGACCGGCAGACCCAGCAATTCGAAGATGCGGTCGTCGCTGGGGCTGCCTGGGATGAAGTTCATTTCGAAGCTCGCTTCGCCGCCGTCGATCAGGCCCGAGATGAATTCCCGATAGCGGTTCGGCGACTGCATGTGTGTGACTTCGACTTGATCGACGTCCGCGCTCGGCGGCGTGATGCTCTTGACTTCGGACAGCGGGACGTACAGGTCCGGCGAGGAGTCGCTGACAATCTCGAACACTGATCCGTAGCCGAGCAGTGCATTGGATGCAGGCATGGGTTTACCCTTTCATTTGACTAAGCACCCTTGCTGCCTTCCGCATCGCCCTTTGCCGTGCCTTTTCTATTTCGTTCGCCAACTCTTCCCGAATCAGGTCGAGCGACTTGCGCCAATTTGACAGAAACGCCGGCCGCATGAATGGCTGCGGCCGGTTGGTGACGGTGCCGAACTCCTGGGCGGTGGCTTGCGCCAGCGCACCAGGCCCGACGAAAACCTCGACCTTGCTGCGCTTCTGATAGAGCGAGCGCTGCCGGCGCGACAGCTTGGTGCCAATTGTGATCGAGCGCTGCAGTTTGCCGGTGAGCACCGGCGCGGCCGCCTCGGCCGCGGTCTGGATCGGATCGGCCGCCTTGTTCAAGGCGCGCTTGAGCACGTTGGTGGCGGTGGCCTTCGACAATTCGTCCAGGCCTTCGAGCAATTCCGATAGCCCCTCCACCCTGACGAATTCCGCCATGTCAGTATTCCACGAACCACGTCGAGAAGTCGCGCGACACCCGGTGCAGCTGCACCGCGCTGTCGAAGATGTCGCGCTCGTTCGTCTGAAAGATGCCCTTGAACTCGACCGTCGCCACCGTGCCGCGAAAGCCGTTCAATGCGTCGTGCACCGCGTTGGCCAGGTTGCTGGCGGTGTCGCTGCTGTCGGCGATCGCGTCGATCTGGATCAGGTTCTGGACGATGCCGCCCGAGCCGTCGAGCTCGAACGGAAACACGCCGCTGATGCGATTGTAGACCAGGCTCGGCGAGCGCTGGCCTTGCGGCAGCACGCCGGGATAGATGCGCGAGCCGCCGACCAGGTTCGATACCGTCGTGTCGGCGAGCAGCAGCGTGCGCAAGGCTGGCCGAACGTCCTTCATGACACGTCCACCCGTCGCGTGGTCAGCACGCGCAACCCTTCACGCCTGCCGATCTCGTGCACGCCGATGATGTCGTAGGTCGATCGCGCCGGCGGCGCGCCGGCATCGCTCGCCGGCTCGATGATCCGGTCTTGCGGCTGCAGATCGGCGATGTCATCCGACCATCGCAGGCGAAACTCGACTTGCTCCAACGCCGCGAATTGCTCGGCGGTAAAGCGCTCGGTGCCGCTGACCGGAAAGCGAAAGGCCCAGCGCGTGGTCCCGACCGTCTGCCACGATTCGATCGGCTCGCCCGAGCCCGACTGACTGAGCGACTTGCGCTGCACCACCACCCTGCGATCGAGTTGCCCGGCTCTCATCCAATCAATCTCCAAAGAAGGCCATTGCAAAGCTCGTCCTCATTGAATTGGCAATATGCCAGCGAGTGCAGCCACGGCATGCGCTCGTCGGGATAGACCGGCTGCTCGATCAGCGCCAGATCGGTTTGCCCCATTACCGCCGCTGCCGATTCCCTGTCCACGAACACCGGATAGCCGAGCGTGACCGCCTCGACCGCGGCGATGCTGCCGTGCGTCACCAGCGCGTGCGCGCCGCGCAAATCAACATGCAGCGGCGTCTTGCTTTCCTTGTCGCGCACGACGATCGGGCGCCGCGTGTATTGTTTCAGCTGCTCGGCGACCCTGAATGACCAGTCGCGCGGCAGGCCGCGCAGATCCCAATAGTCCGACAAGGTGTGCGCGACCACGATGTGATCGCCATCCCGGTGCCAGGCATGCGGCAGCGGCTGCAGCATGTCGCCGTTGATCCTGAATGGCCGATCGAGCTCGAGCGATTTCCAGCGGTCGGCCGCCGCGTCAGCACGCAGGCCCGACATCTGGAAGCCGCCGACCTGCCAGCGGTAGTAGCCGCCGTCGATCCCCATGTCGCTGCCCTTCGGCAGCCAGGTGGCGAACACGCGCCGCAGATAGCCGCGATCCCAATAGATCCAGCGCTGGCGTTCCTGCTGCCATCGCTTGATCGCCTCCGCGAACGGCGGCGAGCAGCCGACGATCGGGATGAAGTCCGGCACCACGCGCTCGAGCTCGCGGTAATCGTGGCGCACCACGCGCCCGCCGAGCTTCCTGATGTGCTCGGCAATACGTTCAAACAATTTCAGCTTGAATTTCTTCAAGTTTGGAGGAACGAAAAATGCGACTTGTCCAGGATCGATCATCGTTTGAGTGCTATCGCCGTGTAGTCGATGGGTTCAAGCTGGCGCCTGGCGCCGATGCCATCTAAATACTCGTCCACCGCTTTGCGCGCGCCTTGCCAGTGGCCGTAATCGTCAACGATCAGCACACCACCCTTGACCAAACGCGGATACAGAACCTTCAATTCCATGCTCGTCGAGGAGTACCACCCGGTATCTAGAAACAGCAGAGCGATGGAGTCCGGCAGATCGTTGAGCAGCAGCGTCTGCTCGACTGGACCAACGATGAAGCGCAGCCGGTCCGGATCGTACAGGCAAAGCTGCCGCAGATTGTCCCGTACCTCCTCGACCGAAGCAGCCTGCCAGTTGGTGCCTTTCTGCTGTTTTGCGAGATAGCTCTTGATCCCTGGAATTCCGTGGATACTAACGTCGATTGCAGCCGGTTCCGTCATGCCGTTGAACGTGTCGAACAGCCAGCATGTTCGGAGCGGTGAAACTTTGCGCGCCACCATCACCGAGCCGCCGCGCCAGATTCCGCATTGAACGATATCGCCTTGAACATTGTCGGCGTTCAGCTGCGCTAACGCACATGCCAGATAGTCGAGACGCTCGCGCGTCAGCTTGGTGAATGGAGCAATTTCATTGAAAAAATCTGATTGCATGCTGACAGACTTCCTCGACTGATATTTTCCCCATCGCCTCTCGGCAGTGCGAGCATTCGCGCAGCGATCCGCATGCCGCCGCACCGCCGGTAAGGTTCACGTGCCCGTCGTAGCCGGTCACCTCCGCCGGGATGAACCCGCCAAACAAGACCACCGCCGGTGTGCCGACCGCGGCCGCCGCATGGTGCAAGCCGCCTTCCGGACAGATCGCCAGATCGAAGCCGGCGAGCGCGGCCGCCGCGATCCGGAAGTCGGTCACCGGCACCAGCTGAACGCCGCGCAGCCGCTTGTCGCCGTAGCTGGTTTGCCAGACGTCGAGCCCCAGCTGCAGCAGGCGATCGGCGAGCGCCTGATAGTTGGCCAGGCCCCAATCCTTGTTCGGCGCCACCGGCTTGTGCCACGGCACGTTCGGCTCGATCAGCACCGCGCGCCTGATGGTGTGCGAGCGCTCGCGCTCATCGAAAAAGAATTCGCCAGGCTGTGCCTTGAATGCGTAGTTCCAGATCCAGCGCCCGGAGCCGAGCTTGTTATATTGCCGATTGCCCTTGTGGTAGTGCAGCCATTCGACGCCCGGCTCATTCGGCGAGCGCGCAATGTTCGGGTTGTGCCGGAAGGCTTGTTCACAGAACGGCCCCCATATCAGTCTGCGCCCGTCACCGAACGCGATCTTGCGGCCTCGCGCAGCTGCCCCGCGCGCCATGCCGGTCGCCAGGATTTCGTCGCCTATGCCCATCATCTCCAATGCGTTTGCACCCAAGGCAGCGTCATGTATTGCGCGGGATCGCGGTGGCCGGGAAAGGCCACGATCTTCGCGTCGGCCGGCAGCTGATCGTCCTTCGGCCATTGCGGCTTGCGGAATGCGTAGATGCCGCTCCGTGGCCCGACATCCCACACCGCGGCGTCCGGCAGCTTGTGCCACAGCCAACCCTGGTCATCCGGGAATTCGAACCGCGGCACCCGGCGAACCTCTTCGAGCGAGAAGTCGGTCCAGACTTCCGGATGCGCGCC